TTCATGGTCTGTTCCTCCGGTTGGGCTGTTGTTGTCGTGGTCATAATCTGAACCCCATAATGCAGAAATCTTAAATAGCGTCAAGTTTATTTTCTGTCAGGTTTAATCAAGTGTTCTGTCAGGAATAATCGATTGGCAACTTAACCTTATAAATAAGGTATATAGGTATTGCCAATTGAATAACGGAAAACCTGATTTGATTAAGGGCTGTTCCCCCCTTTGGAAACCCCCCTAGTTGGCGAGCCCGCGCCCTAAACGCTGACGCTAGGGCTTGCCCGCATCGCCAACGCTGGACCCGTGGGCCTCTTCGACCTCTTCGACCGGGTCCACCCGCTTCATCTTGGCCAGCTTGGCACGGACCTCGTCAACGCTCACCCGATGAGTGATCTCAACCTTCTGAGTGGGCTCCCCCTGATCCCTGACTTCCTTGTCTCGAAGTATGCCAAACAAGATAGGCAACACACCCGGTGGAATCGTGTCCTCTTCGATCTTCGTGATGATCGATTCCAAGGCGGCTATCGTGGCCACGCTGGTCAGGCTCTTCACCACCACCTTGCCGTCCTCGATCAAATCCTTTTCACGGGCCCGGACCATTGCAATCGTACCGAGCCCAACCCTCCTGGCCTTTGCTATTTTGCTAAAGCCCAAACCCATCGACAAGTCTTGAACGATCTGCGAATACTTCACCGGGTCCTTCGCTTTCATCTTCAGGCCATTGTAGACAGCCGGGCAGGTGGCCTGAGCATCCTTCTCGCTCAACAAGCTCTGCATGCCCTCCGGGATGATCCCAGTCCCTCGTGGTCTTTTAGTGGGCATTGGGTTTTCCTCTCATGCCTCGAAGCCCGCCCCGGATCAAACACTTGGCAAGCACGCCCGGCGTGGTTCCGAAGTCTTCGGCCTTGGCCAGCAAGTCGATCTTCGTGTCATGCCCGATCCACGAGGTGATCAAGGAGCCTGAAAGCTCACGCTCGATCAGGTCCCTCACCACCCGGCTCACGCTTTCCCCCCGGTTACCCGCAAGGAGGATCAGGTCAGCCTTCAAACTATCCGGCATGCTCACGCTCAGGCCGGGCGATCGCTTCACCTTCTCGCCTCGTGAGCTGTAGTTCTTGGAGCGTGGTTTGGGCATCGGTGTAACGAAAAGAATCTTTCCAGCATTTTACGGGATTCTCCTCCTCCCCGCAACCAACCTAGCCTCCAGCGGAAATCGAACCCACCTTGCAAGCTAGGTAAGCTTATGCCCCCCTCGATACCTAAGCCGATTAGGGGCCGAGCGTGGCTCAAGCGTGGCTCAAGTCGGCCCGGATCGCCCCCGTTACGTGCAGTATCCACTCCCGCGTAGAGGGCCGAGGGGGGGAGGGGGGGGTGCGCCCGCGATACGAGGGAAATGCTATAGATAGATTAGACCGCGTAAAAAAATGTTGGTAAATTGGGTGCGGCTGTAGTCGTAATTGGTTAGAATGGTCCCGTGGAGGGGAAGCAGATAGGCGAAGCCCTGGGAGGGGTGGGCAAAGATTTCGATTCGCGGTTGGTGCGATTGATCTCACATGCGGACAGCGTGAACCGTGGCAGGTTGGCGCGTGGATTCCCCGAGATAGTGAGGAGAGTCGAGAAGCATCAGGGGATCAAGAAGGCAAAGACCTTGGTTGAGATATTCGCTAGTGATGAAGGTACGGGATCTAATAGAGGAAGCTAACCCCGATGCGTTGTTGGCCGATGGGTTGGACGATGCGTTGTTTGGTTATGACACGAAGGGCCGGGCGGTGTACTTGGTGTGCAAGATATTGGACGTCTTCATGAATCGTGACGGGATGAGCCGCGAGGTGGCGGTGGAGCATTTCCACTTCAACGTGGAGCAAGCGGGCATGGGAGAGATGACGCCTTTGTACGTGTACGATGATTGAAGAAAACGCATCGGTGTTATCCCACCTGACTTCGGCCATAAGCGCCATTGCAGAGCAATGTACTCGTATGTCTTCTAGGATAAATCACATCTCCCGCGAGGTGGAAGGACTGAAGCAACCGCTTTCCACGCCAACGAATCTCCCTATGTCCCGGCGATTGATCACAGGCAAAACCTTGACTTTATCATTTCGGCTGGAAGCTGAAAAAGCATATCGCGTAGAGCAGGTATGCCAGAGGCTCAAACTGAATAAAACCCAATTCTTCAAGAAAGCCACCGACATGCTTCTTGAGTGTGATGATTAAAGTGGGGTCAGTAGTACGCGGCAACTGGTCGCAGATATCGTATCGGGTGGACCACGCCTGGAGCCCGCTTGGCGAGAGCTACTGGTGCATCAACGGCAAGGCGGTGGACAACCCGTTGTCGAGTGGGAGTTTTTCATATTTGGGCGAGCGAGTGGGCAATGAGATACCGATCAATGCCCCGGATCGACCAGCCGACAAATTGTACGTGGTGAGTGAACCCAAGACCCCGAAGGTGCGATTACCCGTGGGGCAACTGGAGTTAATTTTAAAATGAGCGCATACGATCCGACCGGGCTTACGACTGAAGAGGCGTTGCGGCAACTGCGAGCGGAACTCCTTGGCAGGGTGGTGGGAGTGGAAACGAGCATACAAACGATTTTGGGAGAGCCCGAAGTTTCCAATGAGATTACCGAGGGAGCGATAACGGCATCGAAGATAGCTGCTGGAGCCATAGGGTCCGATGCGATAGCGGAGGGAGCGGTAGGCTCCGATGAGATAGCCGCTGGAGCTGTGGGTTCTAGTGAGATCGAAGATGGAGCGGTGGGCTCCGACGAAATTGCTGATGGTGCGGTAGGTTCCGACGAGATAGCCACCGGAGCGGTGGGAGCTGACGAGATCGCCACGGGGGCCGTGGGAGCTGCCGAGATAGCAACTGGCGCGGTGGGAGCCGCCGAGATTGCCACGGGAGCCGTGGGAACCGCTGAGATAGCTACTGGGGCCGTAGGGGCCGACGAGATAGCTACTGGGGCGGTGGGGGCTAGTGAACTGGCGGCCACGGCGGTAACGGCGGGGAGCTATACTAATTCAAATATCACGGTGGACGCGGATGGCAGGTTGACCTCGGCGGCGAACGGGACTGCTGCTGCGGGTGTTCCGGTTGGTCAGTATTTCATAGAGTTGGATGGAACGGGAGGATACCCGGACGTGCAGACTTTCACGATATCGGGCATCGACTCGGGCTCGATAGGATTATGCGTGCATGGATATCAGCAAGCGGGAGGCGCGGGCGGCACTCAGGTATGGAATTGGGTGAAGTTGGGAGGCAGCATCCCCGTGAGATGGGGCACGGAAACGAGCGCCTACTGGATGTACGGCACGGGTGACCCGGCGGCCGCTGCGGGGATGGGCGGCACGCATAACGGCGGCACGCCGTACGTGAAGGCGTGGTTGAGCTCGAACACTTTGAACGTAACTGGCTACACGGCGTCGGCCAAGGGTTGGTGGAGCTTTTTGGTTTGGGTATGAAATTGCGACATTTGTCTTTGGTGGTATCGAGTTCGGATTCGGGCGAGGAGTGGCGCGCCATGATAAAGAGATGGGCTGACCGGGGCGTTGCCGGGCTGGAGAAGCCGAGTTACTATAAGAATTTGCCATTCCCCTTGCGCATCAAGGCGAGGGCGGGGACCGCCCAGGAGTGGGCTGACCAAGACCCATGTCTTGAAGACGAGGAGATTGGTTGGGAGGACGGGACCGACAAGTACAAGTTGGGAACGGGGGCGGCCAAATGGAGCGAACTACCCTATGAGTAGGGCTTGAGTTGCGATGCACGCGATGAGCAAAAAGCGGGCGGCTCGTGTTGCTCGGGAGCAAGAGAGCGAGGCGTATTGGGGGGAGTGCGAAGCCCGAGTTGAGAAGGAACGTGAGGAATGGTGGGCTCGTTACAACAAATACTTGAAGAGCCCGGTATGGGCCGAGAAGCGTAGGCGGGTGATGGAGCGAGACAATCACTTGTGCCAAGCGTGTTGCAAGAGGCCAGCGGAGCAGGTGCATCATTTGACCTATGAGAGGGTATGCAACGAACCGTTGTTCGATTTGATATCGATCTGCGTGATTTGCCACAATGAGTTGCATCCTCACATGAGGGAGGAGCAAACGGCATGAAGTGGACCCCGCACCCGGTGTTGCCGATACTGACCGAGTCCGAGCAGCGAATGCTCTTGGACGAGCGCGGCGAGGCCGAGGCGGCCCGGATAATCCATGCGGCGTGGGAGGAGCGAGAGGAAGCGATCAGGTTGGAAGCCGATGATCCATACAATTACGGGTACGAGCTTGCCCAATGGGCAACGGCTGACCGCGAGTTGCGGAACCACGGCGAGGTACTGATCATGGGAGGCAACAGAAGCTCGAAGAGCGAGATGGCCGCGAAGCGAGTGGTGCAATGTTTGGTGGAGAATCCGGGCACGATCATATGGTGCTTGACCGAGACATCTGCCAATAGCATCCAGTTCCAACAAAAGTTTATTTATAAATACCTGCCAACCAACTACAAGCACTTGGGTCGAGGCAAGGTTGGATACTGTGTGTACTCGTTACGCAATGGTTTCACGGCGGGGAAGTTTTCCTTGCCGAATAAAAGCGAATGTATTTTCCGAAACTGGTCCCAAGATTTGAGTACGATTGAGGGTGGCGAGATCGGATCCCCCGGCGAGCGTCCCGAGGGTGACACGCACAACATAGGATTTTGGGCCGACGAGCTTATTCCCCTGAGTTGGTTGCAGACGTTGCGCTACCGCTGTTTGACGAGAGCGGACGCGGATGGATTGCCCGCTCGCGGGATAGTGACCTTCACGGCGGTCGATGGGTGGAACTCGGTTGTACGCAGTTTGATGACGGGGGCGAAGACGGTGGAGAGCAAGCCAGCGGAATTGCTGGGGGGCGAGGAGGTCCCGGTTGTCATGCAGCCCGTGAAAAAAACCTCGAGCATAGTGTTCTTCCATACGGCTGACAATCCATACGGCGGTTGGGAAGCGATGAAGACTCAGCTTGAGGGTGAGAGGCGTGAGGTAGTATTATGCCGGGCGTACGGCGTGCCCACGAAAGCGAGTAAGACGTCCTTCCCGCAGCTATCGGACAAGAACTACAAGCGGCCACGCGACATACCGATATTGGCTGACCCGGCGAACAACCCGGCGAGGTGGGTCATGGTGATCGACCCGGCTGGATCGAAGCCTTGGTTCATGATCTTGGTGGGGATCGACGCGCACGGGGTGCATTGGGTGGTCGAAGAGTGGCCGGGGGCCGACATGGGCGAATGGATTGACCTTACTCGCGGGGACAAGGGCAAGCCGGGTGACGCGCAATCTCCGAATGGTTACGGGATCAAGGATTACGCCGAGGCGATACGAAACATGGAGAAAGGCCGCGACGTTGAACGGATCATCGATCCCCGGTTGGGCACGGCGAGTTACCAAAAGTCCGAAGGAGCGAGCAACATCGTGGACGATTTGACCTATGGTGAGGAGTTGGACGTGTATCCGGCGGTAGCCCTGGACATCGAAGCGGGCGTCCAGGCGATAAACAATTTACTGGCGTGGGACAGCAAGGAGGAGATGAGCTATGAAAACCAGCCCAAGCTGATGATCTCGGACGAGTGTCAGAACGTCATAGTGAGCATGAACGAGTGGGTTGTGGATGGTGACATGAAAAATCCAGCTAAGGACCCATGTGATTGCATCAGGTATTTAGCGGTGGGGAACTACCAATGGTATGACGCGGAGGCGATGACTCCCGTGGAGACTGGAGGATATTAATGAAAGTGACGTCTGAGATAGAGGAAGAAGTGGTAAGGCAGCGTTTGGCTGGTCGTTCGATTCGTGAAACGGCGAGGAAGACGGGAGTATCGGACTGGACGGTAAAGAAGATATGGAAGGAGCGAAAGCCCGAGGAGGAGCCCGAGGAGGAGGGACAACGCGCGGCTCGCGTGGTGAAGTTGCCGTTGAATCCTCGGTTGGTCTTGGTCCGAGTTGATGGAATAGAAGGCATAAGCCGGGTGATAGTGAAGCCCGACATGAGAAAACGACTGACCGTGGGGACGGTGATAAGGAGGGTGGAGAAGATAAATGGCGATTTGTGGCGAATGGTCGGAGTCTAAGGCCGAGAAGAGCGAGCGGATCGACGCGGCTTTGCGGCACATGGTGGCGCGGGAAGAGGACGGCATATCAAAGCAGGACCGCCCGGCTCGCTACTATAGTTTGCGAGAGATAGCCGACTACGTGGGGTGTGATCCCACGGTAATCATGCGGATCGAGCAAGCGGCGTTGGCAACGATTAGGGAGAAAACCGTAAAATTCAAACCTGCATGAACGGGGCCGAGGAACAGAAGTTCGACCTGAAGCAGCCCGACGTCGATGATCTCAAAACAGATTATCTGCGCGTGCTGGGGAACCTGAATTGGTGGGTTGATCAAGCGGAGCAAAATCGCGACACGCGGTTCTGTCATTGGCAGGGCAAGAGTACGGACGGGAGGAAGCATGGGGAGAACGCCTTTCCGTGGGACAACGCGAGTGACCTGGAGCCCTTCCTGACGAACAGCATAATAGACGCCGACGTGGCCATGCTGAAATCAAGTTTGCGTAGGAGCAACATGGTGGCGAGCCCGGTTGAGAGCGGTGACGTGAAGTCGGCTCAGTTGGTCACTCAGTTCATGAGGTGGCTGGTGTTCACGCGGATGGAGGAATTGGAACGCGAAGCGGGTATCGCGGCGAATCATTTGTTGGAAAAGGGCCTGACGGTGTTGGGCATATACTGGAAGCGCGAGGTCACGAGGGTGTATCGAACGCTTACGCTGGAAGAGATATTGGCGAACGCCCCCGAGTTGGTGGAATACATCGAGGACGTGGTGAACTTTCCCGATGCCTTGGGGAACGTCTTGTCGGCGTTGTACCCGGATCAGCGAGAAGCCCGGATCAAGCGGATGGCGAAGGAGTTGATAAACGAAGGTTCGACTGAATACCCGGCCATCGTGGTGACGGCGAATCGCCCGGCGTTGAGGACCTACGAGATAGGCAGGGACATAGCGTTCGATAGCAACGTCACGGACTTGCAGACGGCTAGAAGTATCTATTGCACGCATTGGTACACGCCGGAGGAAGTGAGAAACAAAGTACTTTCGGATGGATGGGACGAAGAGTGGGCCGATGAATTGATTGATCGAGGAGGAGGCCAGTACCCGGATAGCTCCGACACGAGCCGCTTGGGAGATTTGACGCACAGCTACGACCAGCAAGCGGTCACGAACTACGATGGCCTGTTGAAGGTGGTGGTGGCGTATCGCAAGGAAACGGACGAGGACAACGTTCCCGTTTGTTCTAGAACAATTTTTAGTCAGCGGGTGGAAGGCCATGCCAGTCACGAGGTGATGGGGTATGACCCGGTGAGATATCCTTTCGTGGTGATCACCAGGGAACAGCTTAGTTCTCGATTACTGGATTCGCGTGGATTGCCCGAGCTGTTGAGGTCGGCTGAATTGGCGGTGAAGACCGAGCAAGACAGTCGAAGAGATCGCTCCAGCCTTAGCACGGTTCCTCCGATGGTTTATACGGTAGGACGCCAACCCTCGCGAATCGGGCCGGGAGCGAAGATACCCGTGAGAAGGCGTGATGAAGTTGGCTTCTTGGAAATTCCGAAGTACTCCACGGCGTCAGCGGAAATCGAGAACTCGATCAGGACCCAAGCCATGAAGGTGGCAGGTAGACCGACAAGCGATCTTGACGTGGTGGAAGCCAATCAAGTGCGTCAAGGCTTGGTGAACGATTGGCTCGGAGGATGGAAGAAAATATTGAATCACGTATGGGCGTTACAGCGTCAGTACGGTGATCCCGAGACATGGTTCCGGGTAACGAACAACGAGCAAGGAGCTCAACTGATCATGGACCGCACCGCCGAGGTTTACGACATAGACCTTAGTTGGGACGTACAGAACGCCGATAACGACGTGATGCTGGCGAAGATGGAGAAGATCGGGATGATCATGGGGCAGTACGACCGAAATGGTCAGGCGAATTTTGGGGAGTACATGCGAGCTTTCATAGAGGCTCTTGATCCTAACTTGGCCACGCGGTTGGTCATGCCAGCCGAAGTGGCGAGCAACAAGGAGATCGAGGAGACTTCGGTGGACATTGCCAAGATACACAGCGGCCAGGTGGTGAATGCCCCTGAGAACGCGAATCCCGAGCTAAGGCTTCAAGTCATACAGAACTGGATACAAGGCACGGAGGAGATACCGAATGCGGATGCGCAGCAGCGTTTGCAGGAGGATGAGAGTTTCAGGGCCAGGATGGAGACTTACGTTGGCCAGCTTCAACATCAGCAGCAACAGGCTCAAAACGCCTTGACTGGTAAGTTGGGCACGCCGCCGGGGAACGTTCCCGCCACTTCGACGCAGCTTACCTGATGGACCCTGAACTAGTTAGAGCCATCAAGCTGTTGAAGGAAACACAGCCTGATGCGTGGCGTGTCTTTAAAAATTTCCTAGGTGGCGAGAGAGATCAAAGCCTTATGGATTTTACGAATTACGAAACGATACAAAACCCGCAATTACTTGCGAACCTAAGCGGAATGATAGGGCAAACGGATCGTATCGTCAGGGTGATATTCGAGGCTGAAGAGAGCAACGGATAGGGAGAATCCCGTAAAATCGTCCAAGACTTTGCGCCTAGGTGGCGTAGTGGGAATGCAACCCCAACCAAATGCAGCATGGATGAAGCACAAGTGGCCGATGCACCGGGCCCTGAAACAGGAGCAGACGAACAAGGTAACATCAGCGGTGACCAACTGGCTCAGTTATTTGGAACCGAGCCGCTGGAAGTCGAGGATGTCCCAAGCGAAACCGAGGCTACTGAACCCGAGGACCCAATAGCCGAGTCCGAAGATTCAGAGGTAGTCGAGGCTGACGAGACAGAAGACGTTCTTTCACATAGCGATGACGCGACTGAGGAAACCGAGGTCCCGAAATCGACGCAGAAGCTCCTGAAACAGATCAGCAAGCTTACAGCCCGCGCGAAAACAGCGGAGGAAAAGCTGGAAGATCAATCTCAGGAGATCGAAACCCTGAAGGCCACGCCTACCGAAGACAAAGCGGTTGAAGGTGGCAACACGGGGATTCCGAAGATTGACAAAATACAGTCGGTCGAGGAGCTCGAAAAGATGCGGCAACAGGCCATCACCGCCAAGCGGTGGGCCCTAAGCCACATCGGCAAAGACTACGTCGAAGACGGGGGAACGGAATACGAAGGCGATGAGATTCGCGGAATACTGCGTAAAAGCGAGGACTTCCTCATGGAGCACATTCCAGCCCGGCAAGCTTTCTTGCAGGAGCGGGAAGTGGCCGACACGAACGCAAGGGACGATTTCCCGGTGTGGCGTGGCGAGGACAGCGAAGGCGAGCAGTTGATCGGGACCATCCTTGGGAACAAGGACCTGATGGACAAGTCGTTATCTCAGCTTCCCAATCAGAAGTACCTGATTGGCTTGATGTACGAGGGAATGCAGGTGGTGAAGGCGAGGCAAGCCGAAGCGGGCAAAGAGCCCGTAAGGAAAAAGGCCGCGAAGCCACCACCAGCCACCGAAGAGGTGAGCGCAGCCCCTCAACCTGAAGCGCGTAGTGATAAGAAAGGACGTAAGAAGCTCGAAGCATTGGGGACCGAGAACGTTTCGGCCCAACAACTCACTCAATTCTTCACCGATTAAAATTTTGAAATACAATGGCAAATGCAACAATTGACGAAATAGTATCAGCTAGGGGGGCACGCGAAGATTTGAGCAATCAGATGCGCCGCGTGGAGCCGCAAGAAACTCCAATGTTCACGCTGTTCCCACAAGGACCAGCGCCCAAGGCAACCAACACCGAATGGCTCGTTGACGATCTCACCGAAGTTCAGTTCGGCGGCAAGTTCGAGGACGGCGCAGACCTTTCGTTCGCAGCCGATTACGTTGACAAGTTCAGCGGTCGCGAACGTCTCGGCAACTACTTCGAGGAGTTCGTTCGTCCTTACGCAGTTTCGCGTCAGGCCGAGCTCATCGACGTGGCCGGACCGGGCTCAAGCCTTATCGCCCAAGCCAAGAGCCGATCCGCTCTTGAAATCAAACGCGACATCGAGGCGGCAATCGGTTCATCTCAAAGTGGGGCCGCTCAAAGTGGAACCACGGGCAGCAAGCTCACGGGCTTGGGCCAATGGACGGGAGCAACTTCAACCGCGCATCCTTTCACGGATGCAGGTAAACGCGCTTACCGCGCAACGGCGGCCAGCCGAGCGGACACCTCTTCGGCGGCATTGACCGAGGCGAACATGCAGACTATTCTGCAAGCCATCTACGAAGCCAGCGGAGCCAAGTCAGGCTATCGTTTGTTCACCGGGCCAAGCACCATGAACGCGATCAGCGCATTCGTTCAAACCAGCAGCACAGCCGATTCTCGCCGTTACCCGGTGGGCGATGGAGCCTCTGTCAGATTGAGTGTGACCAGCTATATCTCCGATTATGGCGAAGTGTCGGTGATTCCTGATCTCTTCCTCGGTAGAAGTGACGGGGCCGCGATTGACGCTGGAACCCGCCGCCGGGCATACTTCATTCCAACCGATGACACGGTGACGCTTCGTATCCTGCAAGGGGTCAAGGCGCTTGATTACCCTGACGTCGGTGGTGGTGGAGCCCGAGGCATGATGGACGCCATGCTAACCATAGCGGTGGCGAACCCACGGGCCCTAGGCAGCGTCATATAATTTGGTCAGTTCCTCCAAACTAACCTAAAAGGTGACCGGGGGGGGGGAGGCCCCCCCCGTGTTACTTTAAAGATATGTCTGTAAATATTATTAGCTACGGAAGCGGTAAGAGCTACAAGGGCAGCCGCAAGGTATCACAAGAGGAAACAGCCGAGCAAATGTGCCAGGCCAATGACCAGCGTTCGCTGGAATCCAATGCCGGGTACAGGGATAGGCAAGCCCAACATCGAAAGCAATTCGAGGGCAAGGAACATAAGGGAGACTTTAGGCCAACCAGTACGATAGACGCCGAAGTATACATGAGACATGCGGCCAACAGGCCGGGCTGCTGGTCAGACCCCGGATACAAGAAAGAATTTCTAAAGGACAATCCCGAATGTAATTTGGAATGAAGTGAGGGCAGTCACTTATCAAAGCGTCAAAGATGCCTTCACCAGCTTGGTGGGGGTTGATTCGCTTCTGACAGCCGAGGCAACAAACTTCGAGCGTAGTTTTGTTTCTCACTACAGAGATGGCTGGCATACGGCCCTATGGCCTTTCTCGATTGGTTCGACCGATTTAGCCTATGACGGGTACGGGCAACTGGATTTGACTTCGATCTCGGACCTGGGGGACGTGCTTAGGATATACAAGCATGACCCGCAAAAGACCAAGTCGGTAACCGAATATAGTTTCAAGGTCGAGGGGACCAAGGCGGTGATCAGGCACAAGCGTTCGACGGGTGCTGCCACATCGGCAGCCACCTTGGCCGGGGATGGGACCACGGCGGTGGTGAAGTACCGCAAGCAGGAACCGATCTTCACGGGGGTCGTTTACAGCGGAGGCGCGACCTATGCCGTTGGTGACGTTATTTACTTTGGCACGCTGGACTGGTACAAATGCATAGACGCCACCTCGGCGGGGCAATCACCCACCACGCACGCGGCCAAGTGGACCAAGCAAGAGGTGGCTTACGATCTTTCCAAGTTCACCGAATACCGGTGCTACGTGGATTGGCTAATGGCAGACGGCCAGCATTCGACGGCAGAGCAGATGATGAATTTTGCCGATAGGTTTTTACTGGATTCGATGGACAGGCTGGAGCGGCAATCGAATCAAACCGAAAACACACAGATCAAACTTTACCCGGCGGCAATGACCGAAGGGGCAGTTGTATTATAAGGGGACAACATCATGGGACTAGGAGCATCAAACGTAGCAAACTTCAGAACGAAATTGGTGGACGTAGACGTTGCCCTCACCGAGGCGGCGTGCGCTCAGAATTACGTCTTGTCAAACTTTCAAAGCATAGACGTCGTTTCGGACGTGGGGGCTGCGTCCTCAATCAATGGGACCATCAATTCCATTATCATCATCGACAAGGATGATCATGGCATACAATTGGACGTGTTGTTCAGCGACAAGCAAACCGCACCCACTCTTGGGACAAACAACGCCGCCGTATCGATATCGGACGGTGACGCTGATACGCTAATTGGCCGGGTTGATTCGGGAGCAACGTACGTTGATTTAATTAATAATAAAATGGTAGTCCCGGCCCCCTTCACTCCAATCCCATTCAGCACGGCCAACGGCAAGCTGTACGTCGGAGCGGTCAACAGGGGCGCGTCCACCACTTGGACAGCCGCCGCCGGAATAACTCTTCGCCTTGGCTTAACCATAGAGTAGGTCGATGTTCAAGCTACCTTGGGTCACTAGTCGGTACGGACGGGGGGGGGCACATGCCGCCGCATTGGGTGGTACGCCAGCGGCTCCGCAAGTCACTCGTGAATCAGATATTATCCATTGGTGGAAATTTGATGATGGTAGTGGATCGGAAGCAACCGATAGCGTTGGAACGGCACATCTTGATGCAAATGGTGGAGCGGATTGGGCAGGAACATCAAACGCTCTTTTCGGGGATGCTGGTCAAGGTGATGGTTATTTAGATTCATGGCGCGTTGCCGACGAATTCAATTTCAACAACGCCGCTTATACTATGACCGGGTGGTTTTACCCCACTCGTAACAATAAGGGAACTTACTATAGCACCGCATGGTCAATCGATACGAGCATTGGCCTTTCAAGTCCGGGGCCAATGCTAAGTTGGAGTGGTGTAACGGATGCGGATGATAACTATTTTAAATTCACACAAGTTAAACACCCAAGTGGGTGGATTTCAGCGACATCAACCAACGCGCTGACCATCAACAACTGGTACTTTATAGCTACCGCATGGGATGGCAGTAATGTTATAAAATTGTACGTCGGAAGAAAAGGGACTGATTCAGACCCTATTCTGTATAGCGCTACTGGTGCGACATCTGTAAAAAACACTACGTCAAACGATTCGATAGGACTACTTACGGCATTTTCGGCTTCATATGCCAATAACGCCGCAGGGCGAATCGATGACGTCCGCTTTTATGGTGACGAATTAAGTGCGGACGATATTGCGGATATTTACAACGGAGGAGATGGAGACATCGTATGAACGAAAGAAAATACGTGATCCTAGCAAAAGCTGAAGTTTCCGAAATGACGGAAGCTAACATCCAGCAAGTCCTTAATGGTGGAGGCGCATTCGTTTTATGGAATTTAGATCAGTCCCGTGGAGTAGTGAAATACGAAGGATCGAAACCACGATTCCTATATGGAAAAACTGCTTACAATTGGAGTCAAATCTCAGATGAACTTTCAACTTCGGAATGGTCACCCGAATGAGAACCTTTGCTCTAGCTTTTTTTTTATTTAACGGGTGCTCCGTTCGTAGTTTCTATCCGACCTTTGGCGGCATAGTGGGTGGGGCCGCTGGCTCAATTGGCGGCCCATTGACCGCTGGAGCAGGAGCTGGCGCCGGGGTAATGGTTGGCGAAATGGCCAAAGGCAATGCCGACCTGGAAGAAGCGAAGGCAACTATCACCGCAATCACCAAGGGTGACGTCGAGGGCTTGATAGCCGCCGGGATCGGCCAGCAAAAGGGATTCGTGGACGAGGCGCTTGATGCGGTCTACGCCTTCGTCAAGCTATGCCTAGTGGGCATCGTCCTATGGAATTTCGTACCTTTGGCCTACACATGGATCATCCACAAAAAGCACAAAAATGGCGGTATTACAAAAGCTCAAGGCTGAGTTCGACAAACTGAGCAAACGAAACAAGTCGCTTGTCATCATCGGCCTGGCATTTGCGGGCTTCTTAATCTTGGAGCTTCTCAAGTGATGGAATCATTGGGAGTTGAAACAGCCGAGCTGATCATCTTCGGGGTGATGGGCTTGCTCGGCTGGTTATGGAAGACCCAAGCCGCCGACATTAGGCGAGCGGCAATCGATTTAAACAAGTTGGCGATCAAGTTCGCGGAAGCCAAGGGGTCAAGTGAAGCGACCAACAAAACTTTGTTCGGTCACATCGAGGAAATGAAGGAGGCAATTAACCGTGTGGAAAACTTATTGTTAAAAAAGTGACATGATGGACTTCGCTCATGAACTGATATTGATCGGCATTGCTCTAGTTGTCGGAGCAATTTCGTGGGTATTACGCAAAGAGCACGCCCGTTTGGAGAATCTTGAAAAAGACCATGTGAGTCTGAATGAGCGCCTTTCCAAGTCCATCAATGAAATTGCCCGGAACGAAGTTGCGGACCGAGAGTATCGTAAGCGGGTGGAAGAAAACCACTCGTCGCTTTTGAAGGCTGACGAGGATCGGCGCGGGGATGCCCGTAAAATTTACGACAAGATCAGTAAGCTGGAAAATCAAACTCACAAAGAAATCCAACGGCTTGCCGAGAAGGTGGCAGGGAAGTCATGAGCACTCGCTACGAGCCAGCCACTACAACAAAGCCGCTCAACACGCCTATGGCCGTGGCTGGTGACAACGGGTTTCTAGGCATGGATAGTCACACCAACCCCACGCTGTTGAAACCGGGGTTCCTGCAAGCCTCGGAGAATTGCAGGTTAAGCGAGTCAATTGGAATTGCCCGAGGGCGCAAAGGGATCAAGCGGGTTTCAAGCAACAGTAACCTTTTGGCCGAAGCCGAGATATTCACAACCACTCGGTTCCAACATCCCGATGACGTGGATTACGTATGCATGGCGGCTGATCAGAAAGCTTATTTCGTGGATGCTTCAAACACGGGGTCCATCCAAACAACGGAAGTCGCTTATCAAACTAGGGGCGGTGTGGTCGAGACAGCCGGAGCGAGCAGCCAATTAGTACAGGCATATGACAACATGTACTTATTCAGGGGGGCGGGGTTACGCTTGCCATTTGATTTGGACACGGGGTCCACGGTAGTGGAACTCGGCAAGTACCCTCTCGTATTTGATGGAGACATCGCAACGCCGGGAACTTTCAAACGGCCCGAGAGCCGGACGATAACGGCTGCCACAAATGCCTCACCCATCGTGATAACGGCAACAAATCACGGATACTCAACAGGTGACTTGATAACCATTACGGACGTGGGAGGAAATACCAACGCGAACAACACTTGGTACATCACCACAATCACCACCAACACTTTCAGCTTGGACGGGTCCAGCGGAAACAGCGGGTACACGTCCGGCGGGCTGGCCGTGACCGAGTCGAGTGAATTGCCCCCGGCTGATTTCGCGGTGTATTCTCGTAATCGATTGTGCGTGCCAACCAATCGCGACGAGGTCCAGTACAGCGACGTGTTCAGCGATTACAGTTTTGCGGCCACCAATTACTTTAAGTTCAATACGGGGACGTCGGACGGTATCGTGTCGATGTTGCCCGTGATGGATGACGGGATGCTGGTCCTCAAGCGTCACAGCATCATGTTGCAGACGAGCATCGGCAACTTGACGAACACCACGCTCACGGAAGTATCCAGGCAAATGGGGTGCGCCTCACGCAAGTCGGCAATATCGGTGGGCGGGGCCGTGTTCTTCCTGTCCGACTCGGGAGTGTACAGCATAGACTTCGGGATCAGGGGGCAGGACCGGGTGGGAACACCAGTCACGGCCATGCGGATATCGGACAATCCGTTGAGTCAGCCGATAGATGACGTCATTCAAACGATAGATTTCACCGCCGCCAAGAAAGAAAGCTCGGCAATATTTTGGTCGAATCGTTATTGGTTGGCGGTCCCTATTCAAGGGACGGGCGAAGCCAAGGCATCGAAGATACTGGTTTACAACGTATCGCTCAAGGCATGGGAAAGCGTCGATTCGCTTCCTGATTACGTGGATGATTTCGTGGTGGGCGTGTACGGCAATGAACAACGGCTCTTCGTGGTTTGCGAAAGCGGCAAGCTGTTGGTCATGGAAGAGAACGCCACGGGAATTGACGAGTACGGCAACGGCGGTAGCGTTACGACCGCGAACGTCAGTTGGAAAGCCCGGACAAGGGCCTACACGCTTAATGATCTAGGCGAGAAGCGATGGCTTTACGGAAGCGCGGGCATTGCCTTGAACGCTTCGGGTGTGACCACCACTTACAACATAGACGTCACCACGCAGGACCCGGACACAACAGCGGCTTCTCATTACAGCGCGGCAATAACGGGGACCGAGGACAAGCTGATCCGTTTCGGGCTGAAGAAGCGGGCCTATGCCATCGACTTGACTTTTATTTGCAACGGAGGCCAGCCCGATCTGCGAAGGACCAAGCTGGAAGCCATTCAATCCGATAAACTATTAACCACCTTCGAGTAATGAAGATCACACCGGGAGTAACTTGGGCGAGCGGGGACACCGTAAGCCATACTAAATTAAACAACTTCTTAACAAACGCCACGATTGGATCGGGTGATTTAAGTGAAGTGGCTCTAGGTGATTCAGCCTTGGATAGTCTGACCAGCGGTACGGACAACGTTGCCCTGGGGGATAATGCGGGTACGGCTGTGACCACCGGGAGCGACAACGTGTTCCTCGGGCAGAACGCCGGGATGGCTCACGTGGATGGAGATAGCAACGTGGCGGTAGGCAAGGATGTCTTCAAGACAAACACCACCGGGCAAATGAACGTGGCAATTGGGGAGGGGGCAATGGGGTTATCCACGGGCTCACCACTTCAAAACGTGGCGGTTGGTACAGGCTCTTTGGGAGTTTGTTCGGGGACTGGAGCAAGCACCGAAGCCTTTTCCAACACAGCGGTGGGGCATTCTACGGGTGGGGCTTTAACCACGGGAAAAATGAATACTTTTCTGGGGGCATTGGCGGGCAAGCTACTCACAACCAATTCATCTTACAACGTCGCTGTTGGTGACCTTGCCTTGGGAGCATCGGCGGCGGCTGTTGACGGCGTAGTGGCCGTGGGGCAATCGGCTCTTACCAAGAACACAGCCGACCTCAACACGGGCGTGGGGTATAACGCTGGACAAGCCACCACCTCCGGCGATGACAATACCTACGTCGGGTCACAGGCTGGATACACTAATATAACAGGGGCAGACAACGTATACTGTGGTGACAATGCCGGATACCACCTCTTAGGCAGCAACAACACGGCATTAGGCTCTCAGGCCATGTCATCGGGCGGTGAAGCTGCGTATCAGAACACCACGGCTGTAGGGTATGGCGTGGTTACCACGGCATCAAACCAAGTAATGCTTGGCAACACTTCGGTAACGGATTTGCGATGCGAAGATACGTCGATTTCCACGGTATCATCGGATGCGCGAATAAAGAAAAGCGTTAAAAACAATCAGCTCGGCTTGGACTTCCTGAACGCACTCAGGACGGTGACCTATAAAAAGATCAACCCTTTCAACTGGCCCGACGAAATAAAAGATTATCGTTTCACCAAAGAGAAGCCCGATAAAAAACCAGCAGACGATAAAGAAACCCATCATGGAATGATAGCCCAAGAGGTGAAGGCGGTGATGGATGAACACGGCATCAAGGAATGGCGTGGCTGGAAGATTGATCCAAACGGCAAGCAGAACATTGCCTACGGAGCGTTGATAGTACCATTGGTGAAGGCGATTCAAGAGCTCTCGGCCAAGGTGACGGCATTGGAGGCTGCGGGGTAATGGGTGGAATCACTTCAGCGATAAGCGACAAGCTGATTGGGCAAGCCCCGATTGAGCGTATTGCCGCTGTCTACGAGGACCCGAAGAAGTTTTATGATGAGATGAACAACTACCTGATCGGGGGACTGGTCATTAGTTGTTCCAAGTTTTTCATGATGGTGAAACCGATTGAGTCGAACAAGGACCCGAGCGGCCAATGGTGGCCGAAGAACCCCGACTGCTGGTATGCCCGATGGGTTGCCGGGGATGGCGGTTTAATGGCGATGTTCAATAGTTTGGAACCATTACCTCGCGTAATGTTCCGTAGAATCAAGCCCGGTGGAGAATCGGAGCTCAAAACTTTAAGTTGGGAACGGATGTTTAAGAAAGTGTGTCATGAATAATTTAAGAAAAGCCGCTGATAATTTAAACAAGGCAGCGCCTCCGGGCGAGCGGTTGGCGTACGTCAACCCAAACGAGGAGCGACTGCTTAAGGCAGTAGGTGGATCGGGTAAGCCGTCAAGTGGTGGCGTGCCGAGCTACAAGAAGGGGGACGTGGAAGCTCCTCCACCACGCGACTATGCCAAGGAGACTAAGGAGACACTTGAGGCACAACTAAAACTTGCCCCGGATTTGTATCGCAGCGAAACGTCGCAAGTGTATGGCCGACCAGCGTATGCCCGAGCTGAACAAGAGATGCTGTCTCATGCGTTGACTGGAGAGAGAGGCGTAGGTGATCAGGGTCTGCTTTCGCTTTACGAAAAATACATTGCTCCTTCCCTTTCCCGGCAACAAAAAGAGGCAACCACCGGGGAGATCGACATGCTTCGCGAACTTGGCCCGCAATTCGTGGAGGCCCAACGAGCGGCTGATCCGGGTAGCGAAAACTTACGGCTCGGGTTGCAACGCAAGGCTCAGGAAGGACTGGATGCGGGGCAAGGACTTACGCAGGAAGAGCTGGCTGGAATCAGCGAGAGCGTGAGAGCCGGGCAATCCGCTCGGGGCACGGCGTACCAACGCAGTCAACCCGCCATGATAGAAGAAACGATGGCGCGTATGGGAGCGGGCAGACAGGCCGAGGAGCAACGAATACAGCGAGCTTCGCAAATTTTGGGGCAGACCAGCTCGGTCGATCCGTTCTTGGCCCTCACGGGGCGAAGCGCCCGCGTACCGGGTCAAGTTGCGCAACAAATGGGATCGGCTGGCTTCGCTTTGCAAAGCGGGCCGCAATTATTTAATCCCGAAAGCGCATACGCCGGAGCGTTGGCGGGTAGCAATCAATCGAACTTAATGAATGCCCGCATGGCTTCAGCCGCAAACAAGGCAGCAATAACGGGCGGGTTAATGAGTGGGCTTGGATCGCTAGGCAGCGGTTGGGCCACGGGCAAGGCAATGGGTGGTGGTTGAAGGAAATATCATGAGTAGACAAAACACATTCTTCGGAAAGCCCGGCTCCGGCTCGGGCATCGTTCAACCAATCGATTGGCGGCTAGGGGCTCAGGCGGGTCAAAGCATAGGCGGGGCGTTGGCGCAAATGGGGGCCCAAGGCGGCGAGGTGATGAAGACCAAGGCGGTTCAGAAGAACCTCGGGGACAAGGCCCGCAAGGCACTCAAGCTGTTCAAGGATGACCTTGAGCTGGATGACTCGGACATAGACGCCTATAGCAGAGCGGAGGCCGAGGGGGTGCTGGCGCAGGTGCCCATGATGTACAAGCGGTGGGCCGAGCAGGACACAGCCGATTATAGAGACAGGCAGCTTGATATATCACAACAGCAAACAGATGCGATAGCGGCATTAAGGGGAGCTCAATCGGAGGCATTTAAGGCCGATGCGAAACGGCAAGGTACATTCACTCAAGCCCTGCAAGCACAAATAGCTGATGCCCATGACGTGGTGAAGAACAAGAACTACTTCTTGAGCCAAAAGGGTAAGAAAAAGGGTGACTGGGACAAGCAAGCAACGGATGAGGAAAAGGCTGCGGTAAAGTTCTTCAATTCTCCCGTTGGTCAATTGGCCTTTCGTGGAACGGAGTTGACGTTTGACCAAATGGAAAAAATGGATCTCATGGACACGGGGGTTGAACTAAATACCGTTCGCGATCCTGACACAGGAGCAACGGTATTTACGTTCGGTAATCAAATGAGAGTTGTAGAACCTACCCCAGTACCCGTCAAAACCAGTTCGGTCCAGCATCAAGATGATGTCATAGCACAAGTAAAATCTGGCAATTTTCTCGGGGCGGCAAATCAAATGGGCCAGTATCTGCAACCCGGTTTACAATTGGGTGGAGAGGATCGGGACCAGCTTATGGAAACGAATCCTACTTTGGTAAGGCAGCAAGAAAGGTTACAGCTTGCGGACCGCACGAAGAATTTACTACCAAACCCTGCTTTACAGAAACAATTCATATCGGCTTTTGCGGTCATTGCATACGGGCAGGAAGTGGACGGCATGGATAGAGACAAAGCCTACTCCGATTTGCAGGCGATTGGGGATACGTTATTCACTCCCCAAGCTAACAACCAACAGCGCAAAGAATGGTTTCAAAGCATGGGCGTGCAGGACCCTCTTTTTTGATGACTTATGGCCAACCTAAATCTTTTTTTAAGTGGGGACGATGAAGACGATCCATCGCTACCATCAACATTCAAGCCCGTAAGGGAAAGAGTAGCTTTATCACCTGCTCAAGAGGAAAGTTTTCAGCAATGGTGGCGGTCGAATCCATCCGTTCAGGCGTGGAAGCGTGACCTGCTTGGTGGTCCGGGTGAAAAAAACCCCGATAATCCTCTTGATAAATTTGACTATCGGAAAGCGTGGCTTGCTGGTGACGAACCCCATCTGCTTGAGGAAGATAACAAGTTTCATTGGGGTAGCGTAGGCAAGGACCAGGATCACCCTACCTATCACAAGCAGTTTCTCAGCGGTGACGAGTTACGTGACCTCTTGAATCAGAACCGGGAGCTGATCCAACCCCCCCCGTCCAAATCGGAGAGAACGAGGCCCCCTGATGCTGGGTGGATTTGGCAGGATCGAAACAAGCATATCATTGGCGGCGATCTTCATCTAGGTGCTGGCATGAACCCGCCCAGGTTGGACGGCAAGACAGTTGAAGTCATCGACGTCGAGCAACATCCTGGCCGGGACAAGGTATGGTTCAAGGAAAGCGGCGGGGTTGCGAACAAAACCAATACCATAACGCTGGACCTACCTGAAGAAGACTTGGACGAGGGTAACCTTGTCGATAGCGATGACCTTGGGCGGGTCCCTCGCGGTTGGGAGGATCAACACTTGAAGGTTGTGAAGGTTCATGATTTCGGTGACAGCAAGAGATACGAACTGCAACGCTTGCCCGAGATTGGTGAGGCCGTGTCGGTCACCGGGAAGAAACAGGGTAGAAAGGATTTTGGGCACACGGCGGCCCGAGCGCTAAGTGAATTGGCGGGATCAACTTGGCCGGAAGACTTTGTGGCTGGTGGAGCCAGCGCAATAACCACCGACACTTTGAATGTGGCGGCAGACATAATCGACCTCATCCCGCCGGAATGGGAGCTTACGGTTGGTGGGAACACCACGCATCGAGCAGCCAAAAACTTAAGGAAGTCTGCCAAAGTGCAAGCGGAGTACAATGCTCCCTTGGACCCCGAGGGTTTCATGGGGCAGGTATCTAGGACGTTTACCAACGTTGGCATCGACATGGCAGCCGCTGCGGCAACTGGTGGTTTAGGTATTTACCTAATTGCCCCGGCTCGAATCTACAGCGAAGGGGTGCAAGACGTATTGAGCATGGCCGAGGCCGGGACGCTGGCCCCTGAGTTCGTGGAGAAGTGGGACGAGGATGGTGACGGCGAGCTGAACGAGTTCGAGCTTCGCCGGGCCAGTATGTGGGTGGGAGCCGCAAACATGCCCAACGCCTTGCTTGAGTTCGCAATGGACAAGTTCATGTTCGGCAAACTGAAAGGCCCGAGCGGTTCACGAGGCAAGTTCAGGAGTAGGAAGGTCAAGGACCTTGTTGAGAATTTAGCATTGATGCCGCTAGGCGAAGGCATGACCGAAGCGGCTCAAACCGCATTGACCAACACGGTGGCCAGCTACTTTATGGGGTACGACCCCGAGCGTGAGGTGAGCGAAGACGTCTTGAAGAGTTTTGCTCTCGGCGCGGTGGTTGGCGGCGGGATGGGTACGGTTGCCACCTACAAGAACGTTGACTTCAGCAACTTGTCGAACAGCTACGCGGCGCATGACCAAGCCGACTTGATCGAGGACTTGGATAAGGAAGCCATCAACACCAAGAACCCGGTGGTCCGCGAAGCCATCATGCAGATCAAGGCGGGGCTGGATCAGAAGCAAGCGAGCGACAACCGGGACCTGTCCAAGTCGATGAAGGAAGTCAGCGATGGCCGCATCACTTCGGCCACGGGTCGATTGGCTCCTCAGTACGGGCTGACGGGGAAGCCCAAGTCATTGACCAGGGAGCAGGTACGCGAGGCAATAGCCCCGCAATTGGATAAGATGGGGAGCGATGCTCCAAAAGTGGTGATCTTCGACAACCACTTGGACGAGAATCAGGTTGAGGATATGCAGGTCAGGGATGACCTCGCCCACCAATTCAACAGAGGGGCCGAGCTCGCCGGGGCATATGCCCCTAACACGAAAACAATCTATCTTCACGCCAACGATATTTACAACTCGGACCACGCGGTAAAAACTTTCCTTCACGAGACGTTCGGGCATCACGGGGCCGAGTTTGCCGTGGGGGGCCAGGCGAACAAGTTCTTCCTCCGCGTGATAGATCGCTTTGGACCGAGCGAGGCAAACCCGGAAGGCCATGAGATATGGCAGGAGATTCTACGGGAGAATCCAAACTACGCCGGGGACCTGTTGACAATATCCAAGGAGTTCGTGGCCAAGGTATCGGAGAACCCCGAGAACTATGACCGCTCAATCGTGGAGCGGTTCGCCCGGTTCACCAAGCAATTCGGCAAGGACAAGGGGATGACTTCCGAGGCCGTCGAAAAGTTTAGCGACAATGAAATCTTGAGGGTGATCAACCTGGGCCGCCGTCTGGTGGAGCACAAGTCCGCGATGTCAGCCCGGCGAAAGAAGACCGAGAAAGCCGATACCGCCTACGTTGACCAGCTACGCGAGGGTGTGGCCATTGCGAGAGCGGCCCCGGCTCCAACGGAGGAAGCCGAGGAGGAGCGTCAGCAAATGATCCAGCGGCTTGAGGCCGAGATAGTTCGCCATGAGCAGGACCTGAAATATTCAAAGAAGTCCACGGGTGACTTGGACAACTCGTTGCCGGGGGCTTGGCCTATCAGTAGGTATCATAACAACCCTGATGAAATTTACATTGCACGTCATGTGGCGATGGACCGTAGGGGGTGGGAAGTGCATCAAGTCCGACCGCCGGGAGCGTGGGCAATTAGTGAGGTAGCCCCCATAGCCGGAGAAGAAATCATATCCAATCATGGCAACCTTCAAGGTGAGGCAGTCAATGAAGCCGAGGAACTGAACCATCAATTCCGCGAAGCCCGCGATGCGATGGCGAGGCGCAAGCCTCAACCAACCGAGCCCGACCCCGCCGACTCCTCTCCCTTTAGAATCCGACAGATAGGG